TAGGATTCCGCCATTGTAAGAATAAAGATCAAATCCGCGAATCCGATTTACTCCGCCTTCAATAATAGAACTATTGACGCTAAAAGAAGAGTTGGTTACCGCAGTTACTTCCTTCTCAAGCTCTGCTAAAGTATTAGGATGAGCAACAATCCATCTTTGCGTTTCTGGCACTCCTGCGGCGTCAAATGTTGCCCCAAGATCAATAAGAGTGTCCATAGTCAAACCTCCCGCAATTGCAGTGTTTGTAATGGATGCCCCGCCTGTGCCAAGAGTGTCCGTCCCGATTAAGGTGTCTACAATGCCTTTGGCGAGTCCATAAGATGCAACTTCTGCAAAGCGATTGAAAAGATCAATGCTTGAGGCATCGCGTTCGTCGTCTGACAATGTAAATGTGACTGCCTTGTGTTTGTTCAAGGATATCTTAACATCGCTTTGAATAAGGTCTGTACCGGTAGATTCAATGTATCCGTTGTCAGTTTCAGTCGAACTAGATAATGTAACATCACTTGCACTCATTTCTGTAATGATGTGCGTAATTACATCGGATCCCTTGGTAAGAGAGGTCGTAGAGAAATCCTTGTGGATGCTCTTAATGAAACTGAGCTTTTGAATTAGTCGAGTAAGCGCCTCTTGTGCGATTACATCAACTGCAACTGTATCGAATGAATTAGCCATTTTTTATATTAGTTAAAGATTATCTTTCTGTGTTTTGCGAAAAATTCGCCTTTTTCTTTTGCGTCAGTAATATCTGCAAATTTCGCAAGGATTTCGTCGCGATTCATTTGTCTTGCTTGTGGCTTAGTTGCTATTGGTTGTACTACTCCTAATTGACGAAGAGCCGAAGCCAATACTTTAGCTTGTGTTTCTTCGGGGGTAGGCACCAAAGCTTCTTTTTCTTCTTCGCCTGCCTCTTCTTCGTCTTCCATAGACTCCTCGTCCTCCATTGATTCTTCGTCTTCCATCGACGCCTCCTCTTCTGGATATTTTTCAGTCGCTTCGTTGGCTTTATATGCTTCTATTTCAGCTCGCAAATTTTCGTTTTCTTGGCAGAGCTCGTCATAATCTTTCTCGTAGCCCTTTAAAGATTCTTTCAATTCATCGATTGCTTTTTTTAAACTCTCGTTGTCTTCAACTATGCTTTTTACTTCGCTCATATATTTAAGATTCCGTGTCAACACTACGCCCTGTTTTTTATTTCATTTGCCAATAAAAATATTGCATCATCGAAACTGCCGACGGCATCTATCAAATTTTGTTCTTTGGCTGATTTCCCCATAAACGCCTGCCCTTTCATAGCGTCTTCGGGAATTTTTCTGACTGCAAGCACGGCCTTCTTAAATTCTCCATAAAGCTCTTCCACTTCAGCTTGTATTTGTTTTTTTTGTGCATCTGACAAGCTTGTGCCTTCTAGCCCTGCTCCTTTGTGGATCCCGTCTTTGTTAGAAATAACTTCTACATTAATTCCTTCTTTAGCGTATTGCTCGCTATAATCTGCGACAGGCATATAAACACCTATGGAACCTATTCTTGAACTCGGAGATCCAACAATTGCAGTAGCTTGACTACTTACCCAATAACTTGCAGAAGCCATCAATCCATCAGTGTACGCAACTACAGGTTTTGTTTTATGAACTTCCCGCAAGGCTTGACTCGCTTCAATAACTCCTTGCACGCTTCCGCCTCCGCTATCAACATCTAATAGCACTCCTTGTATACTATTGTTTTTTCTTATTTCTTCGCAATTTGTAGCAAAAGCCTGCGTACATGTAGCACCTAAAAGAACTTTTTCTACAATGCTTGGGTTTTTCATCATTGTGCCACGCAAGCTTAACAATGCAATTCCGTTAGATTCCACATAATTGTCTTCTTGGGCATTATCCGCAGTAATATCTTCATCCCATTCTGCGATAGTGTCACGCAATGCGTAAAAATGACTGCCTTCTAGCAACCATGGCTGATTTAATCTCTGCAAAGCTTTGTATTTGCTCATTTGTTATTTGGATCCTTTGTTATTTGCGTCTTCTTGCTCTGTGTCGATCATGGGTTCTTGGCTACCTGCTACTTTCCCGCCTAATCTATTCAATGCAACATCTACAGGTATGTCGTACTTATCCGCAAGCTCTTTTGATTTTTCCATGATATAACTAAACTCTTTTGTTTGTTGATCTATTTCTGTCTGCCAATCTAAACCTCGTTGTCCGTAATGGTTGGACAACGACATTAATCCCGCAGTTACATCTTCTCGCTCCTCCCTGCTTTCTCTACCTATATCTATAGTAAGCCTTGCGGGTGGTTGTATTCGACACTTCTGCCATCCTTCTTGAGCAGGCAATGCACCCGAGTCGATCCCTTCTGCTATGACTTGCATCCATGTTTTGTTTACAACTTTGGTAAACAATCTTTGCCTTTCCTCGAATTTTCTTTGTGCTTTGCCCATTACAAAACGCTGGCTTGGACCCGTTAACGATTGTGGATTCCATATAAATTCGTAAGGCATACCTAATCCAACTGCAAATTCCCGCACTAAAAATTCCAAAAACCCTTGAAAAGTAGGACTCGGACGATTGCCTTGAAATGCAGTTAAAGTTTCCCCTTTCCGCAAAATCGGTATTTCCCCCGATTGCATTTGTGAAACTGTTACTTCGGTCGGATTTCCTTTACCATCAACTCCGTCGATTTCTGCCAAACCAAACGCATCTTCATCTGGCTCGTCATACTCGCTTTGCAAAACTGCACTAAATGAACTCAAGTTTTTAACGCCCATTTTTTCATAAGACAGAATTTCTTTTTTGTCTCTTATATGCTATCGATGAAATTCCTCGTTGTTGGTCCGCTCGTTCGGGATCAAACAATAAACACATTTGACTAGCTGGTATGATTCGATATTCGTCCTGCCTGTCATTATCTTCTAAAACGCTATATGCAACTGCCCTGCCTTGAGCGTCATAAGCTACTCCTTGATCGTATTTACCTGTATTTTTGGGTTGGTCTTGTATCAAATCAGCCTCAATGATTTGCAATCTTATTCCCTCGTCAGTGTCTACATGCAATATTCCAACATCGCCGTCTCGATCTAAGCAAATCGACGCCAATCTTTGCAAATCGTAAAAATGCATTCGCCCTTTTAAGTCGGCATTCATTGCCCACTCTGAGAAATAACCTTCTGCTAAAAAATTCCATTCGGGATTGCTTGTTATCGCTTGCGGTATAAGCGGGAAAGAATAACGAGCCAAATCGTCAATTGCACCCTTGACTATGCCGTCGTTGGAATACAAATACCTCCCCATTTCTATAAGTTCTACTCGCTCCCATTTCGGTATAGGATCCTTTTGTCGGAAATAATACGGAATTGCCTGCCTGTTAGGATCTCCTCTACCTAAGCCGTCGATAAATGTATACCCCCCTCTTGCACGGGCTTCGTTACGAGCGGTTAATCCCTGCTTTTTGGCAGATTGTTTTTTTCTTAAAAATTTGATCATGTGCTACGCCTCCTGTGATCCATTAAGAATCGTCTTCTTGGCTTGCCATATTTTTGTGGGTTAATTTGCAACAATGCAGTATTAACTCCTGCAAGTTCTTGTTTGATCTCGGAATACTCGGGTAATTTCTTTGTTACTTGCTTGCCTGCAATCGCAACGCTAATTACTTGTTTGCCCGATGTAATATCTGTTAGGGATTTTCTTAACTGCGTGCGCAAATCAAGAAGTTCTGATTCGCTGGCTCCTGCATATAATCCCCGTGCAAGAACAGGCTCTGTTTCATCTTTCCCGCCACTTAAATTAGCTTGTATTTCTGTGGTCAAAGCTTGGTTGCCGTGTGGTGCCTTAATGTCTACCAAAGCTTTTATGTCATCGCTAGAATCGTGGTACGCACTCGTAATATCGTGGTGCGTGTAACTTGATAATGTTATTGCGTCAATCGGTTGTTCGTCTGCACCGCCCGACAAATAAACTTGCCCTGCTCCGTCTAAATTAGCACTTGCGTCAGACAAGCTTAGAGTAAACGCCCCATCAATGCCCGTGCTTGCGTCGTATATGTCTTTGATTTCTTGTTGGGTGTACGCGGTCGCTTGATAAAACAATTGTATTCTGAATCTTGTTCGCGTCACGCCTTCGTCATCATAATCGCTTTCGATAATAATTGTATCGGCGGATTGCTCTTGTTCAATAATTACAATTGGTTCGACAACATTTCCCGCAGTTCCATAAGTAAAAGTAATTCCTTGTAAAATTCCCGAATGATTAGTTGCAGGAATTACTGCAGAGTCAGCAATATAATAATTTATAGTAATTGCTTGACCCACCAAACTCAAATCCAATCCCTGCTCTGGTTTTTCGGACGAAAATCCTATAGTAATCAAATTGCCCTCCGATCCCGCTACTTGTGCAGAATATGTTATGCCGTCGTGCAATAATGACGCTTTTGTAGCAGGTTCAATAATCGTACTCATACTAATAAAGATTCATTGTCAAGAGGTTCGCGATCATATCCTAGTTGCTTAGTCGCTATGCTCGCAACTAGGATCATAAGTTCGCAATCACGCAAATGGTTATCTCTGCGTATTTGTTTCCATGCGTATGAGATTCTCCCATTTGCCTCTTTTTTCTCTTCTCGTATTTCGCTAGTTAATTGTTGAATGTAGTCCTGCCCAGTATTTTTCGGGATCGTCCACCTCCCAATTGTTCC